TCTCCATCAGAAATAACAAAATAACCCGTTTGGAAAGTAGCGTTTAAAGCAACCCCATCAGCATCAGCAACAAGGAGACCAGTTACTGGGTCTACGCCATCATGTTGATAAAGATAGCTAGAATAACCTGACCCAGAAGAAAAAGGATAAGCTGCAATTGGAGAACCTAAGACAGATTGATTGATCCAAGCAGTTCTGGATAATTGGCCGTAATCCCATATTCCTAAAGCAACATTATATTTGACGTAAGAAGATACTTCGCCATTACTACTGACGGTAGGATAATACCAGGCCACTTCAGTATAATTTGAGTTGGCAGCAAATCTGATTTTCCATAAATTGTTGTAATCTAAATCTTGAAATGCGACGTCCCATATAGGGCAATTAAGTATTTGCACACCTGAACTGCCAAGCATGAAGAATTGGCTTTGCCCCATCCAATAAACAACACCGTTCATGGAGCCAGCGGCTTTTCGTGATATGAGGCCGCAGCCAGTTCCTATTTCGTTAAACTGATAAACGTAGGGAGGGCCAGAATATTGCATCGCCCATATAGCCAAGTCCGTCCATATAAGGCCCTGCTGCGGCCCTTGAATACACCCAACAATTCGAGATCCGCGAGGGATTCTATATGAACCAGCTTGATTCGTTACATTAGGAATCCAAGAATTGAAGTTTGCAACGTCAGACCACGCAATTAAAAGAGGGTCTTGTATGCCCGTAAACGCAGTCCCCCACGCAACGATTTGCCTCTGTGGCATTGCTACAAATATACCGTCATTTGCTACAGGAGCTTCAGGTATGACAGACGCGTTCGTCGTGGCAGAGGAAATTGGGTCCCACTGATAAATAGGTCCGCCAGAAAAAGACCCGTCCGTGTTAACAATAACTGGAGAAGATATTAATACGTTGCCCCAGTTATCAAGCGACCAATCAGAGGCCCCTATTGGTGTGGCAGCAATTGGTGTTGGACCAGGTGTTCCAATGCCATACCCGCCGGCCCCATACCCGCCGACGCCGTATCCGGTGCCAGTAGGGGCTGGCGCGTTTGTGATGAAATATTGATAACGGGCATTGCCGCCATTTAACGTAGAAGTTGATGACGAAACAGCAATAGCCGAAGCATTTATTGTAAAGTTGCTGCTATTAATAACAGATTGAACTGTATAATTGCCGTATAATGTCACATTTGCAGTTGGATCATACGTGCTTATTATTACCGGAAATGTATCTCCCGCGACATAGCCGTGATTATTTAATGTTACTGTTACGGAAAAAGAATTTGCAGTAAAAGCAAATACTGGAACAGAACCACCAGACGTCACTGAAGACGTTGCAGACAATGGCGCCCCAAGAACGTCTAAAGCAGTTAACTGATATTGATCGGACCCCAAAAAAGTGCATGGATATAAGCCAAATAATACTAAGCCCCCGACACTTATTTGCGTTTGAATATAAACAGAATCGCCATTAAGAATATTTGAGCCAGCATCATAAACGACTACGTTTGGACTGCCGGTAGTCGTTGTAATATTTACAACAGGATTATCGGTCGTTGTTTTTGGCGTTATTATTGATAAAGAACCATTTGTAATGGCAGACAGAGAGTCTCCAGACGCGCTTGTTGCTTGTCGTCCTACAGCTAAATGTTTTGTGGAATTAGTGTCTTCCCAGGCCAATAGTGCGCGAACAATGTCAGGCAAGGAGGTAGGAAAATATTTAATCCACCCACCAAGCTTCTGAACAAGCGTTAATCCTTGAGGGTCGTAGGAATATCTAATTAAATTAGCGGAAGAAATACTCGCTTCATTTAACGCTGGCGTTCTGTTCGTGTCTACGCCGCCAGTTATTTTTAGTGTAGAATGAGGCATTTGTTAACCTCTAGTAGGCGTAGCAACAACCGAAGGGGATTTATCGCTCCAGGCCGCCGCCTCAAACTTTTTACGATATTCTTCTGTCGTCGCGCCCTTAAGCAGGGCCTGATATTGCTGCTCGTATGAAATAGGCATTTGAGGGTCATTGCCCATCGTAGAGCTAAAATTACGCTGATAAGCAGCAATATAAATCATTGATGCCATAATAAATAAATCTGGCAGATATAAGCTAATAAATGTCGTTAAGTTTGAAGACGATAAACTTGACGGTCTAATTGTGCCAGTTATCTCTACTTGATAAGCACTATCTGGATACGGCCCAACAAGGAAATTATACACCCCAACCGCATTTGTTCCGCCAGTCGCAGCCGTAGGGTCTCCAAATAAACAAAAAAACTTTGGCTGACTTTTGTAAGATGCATTCCCATAAACGGCGTCAAGATACTCTCTCGTAACCGGCAATAATGGGTTTCTAACGCCATTGTCTGGGCTTGTTACCCCAGCCGGCGTAATAACATTTATTTGGCTTGGAACGACAAAAGTTCCCGCAGGAACGGAGATAACACGGCTTCCTACCGTGAGGCTGTAAGAAGTATTGGCGACAAACGTAAATAGAAAATCTAAATCACGATAAATGCGGTTTTCAGCGTAAGTTATGCACTGCGGCAATATATTAACAAAATTAGTGTCTGAGGGGCTAACAACGGCCATCGTCGAAATCTGGGTGACGTAGCTTGTCGTGCCAGCCACACTGCCGTCATATGATAAACCTGTCGTCATATAAATCCCCGCATTTTGGGATTAGTTTACCATAAAACCGTAGTAAATAGCTACTTTTTGACCCAACCGCATTTTAAAGCGACACCTACGGCATTATGTTCGCGGATTTGGGCGCGAGTGGGGGCTGTATCATGCCTAGAATAATATATAGCACGGGCAGCTTCACAGAATGAAACGTGGTTAGTCTCTGACGAAAGGGTCGTCGACTGGCACGCCGTCAGGCTTATTAGCGACATCAGCGCGAACAGCTTCACGGGCTGCAATAGCAATTTGTGCTTCATGAGCCTGATCTTTTAAGCTTTGTAGTTGTTCTTGAGCAATGCCTGACTGCACAAGCTGTTGCTCATGCAGCCAATTAAAAAAACTAACAACCGCAGACATGAACCCGCCAAGGAGGCTAATGACTGTGGATATTAAAGCAGCACTCATTTACCGGGAACGCCTGCAGTTGAAGCATCCTTTGCAGACACAAGGCCAATCGCCGCAAGAACCATTGCAATTTGCGAACCAGTGTCAGAAGGAATAGCAAGGCCCGGAACATTAATGCCGAAGTAGTGCAGAATAACAAGTAGGCCAAGCATAATGCCAGATGCCGTTGTTTTCCAATTTGCCACAAAATATGTCTGTATCAGATTACCCATTTTTCTCTCCTTTATCCTACGTTAGCATATTGAAAATGCATTGAATCCGGCCTGTGAGACCATGAACCTCCCCACGTCCAACCCTCAGACTCAAAAGCTCTTACGAGAGGATTTTGAGCCGTAAAGAACCCATGACTTGATCCCAAAGGATTATGAGGCGCATCAAAGTCAATTGCTAAACCATAAGCGTGCATTGACGTCGTGTGAAGGCCCCTCATTTGACGGATCACCCAGTCGCCACTAAATTGGTCGGCATGTATCTGGTGGATCTTGTCTGTGCTTTTGTTACAGGCGTCCCATGTCTTATCAATGACACGCTTTAGGCTGTCGGCGGCAATCTTATTAATTTTGATGTATGGGATATGGATGTCGCCCATAACTAACTGCCAGGGCGTCTCAACGTGAACAATATTTTTATCGCCCCACCCCGGAGCGGCTGGATTACCAAATAGAGAAGCGCATTGAGATTGTTTAGGTATGCTCATTCTTTTCTTCCCGACGGCCACTGTTTATCAACTTTTCCGTCCAACTTATCAAAAATCATGCGAAGCATGTCTTTTATTTCTTTCATCCCTTCGGCAAACTCGTCTCGACGCATATAGTGGGTGGGGAGCTCAATTTCTATCTTGTGGAGGTCTTCCCTAAGTTCTTTAACTGCTTCCCATAACTGCCTGGCGAACCACCCTACAACCATTAGTATTGAACCGGCGGTTATGTTAATGATTGTTTGGGGTTCCATTTCCATTCCCACTCTCAGACAATAAAACGCCTTAGAAGGCAAGACAAAGCATTAGTCTTTGTAGACAAATACTCTTCATTAACCCCTTCGAGTATATTCTGCCACAAACTGTCCCATAAATGAATAAGGTAACAGTCTTTTATTTCATCAATAAAACTTTCTGCCTCAAGCTCATCAAAAATTCGGTAGTCATTGAAGTCAAAAGGCAGAAACTTCTCCATATCTAACATAGTTATTAATTCTGGACGTTCTTTATATATCTGAACTGGCAAATCTACTACCTGCCACGCCCACTGCCCCATCTTAAAACCTTCCGGCAGACGCTCTAGCCATATCCTTATAAATTCAGAACCCGGCTCGGCCATTATTGTTCCGGCAGAGCAAGACTGAACATGATGTTTTACGGAAGTAGATACGTCGCCGACGAACCCGGAAAGGACGCATTTATTATCGCGCAGGTCTTCTAATGGCCTAACAAGAATGCAGTCTGTATCTAAGTAGATACCGCCTGTTTCATATAAAATCCTCAATCGAGCAATATCAGACCACCGCTGCGGCCATTCGCCAACTGATATGTCTCCTATGTCTGTTGGAGGATCAATCCTTACCATCTCAACATATTGTTTCATCTTATCCCAATGAATATTGTTTTTAGGCTCCTCATTATAATAAAAATATATCTTATCCGGCCTTTGAACATCAAAAGCAGACTTAACAGCTAAGTAGTTTATGTAACTAAAGTCTCTTGATTTTGGCCCGTAGAAATAGATGAAGTGGACGATATTAGGAATTTTTTTTAAATTTCCCTCAATCGTATTTTTTATCCATTGATAATTGTTTTTAAGTCTTTCCTCTTGAGGGCTAATATCTGCCGCCAATTTAGCCTGATCAAGCGCAATTTGCTCCATGCCAAGGTGCCACGCCGATATACTTGCAAGATCATGCGGCCAGTGGCCCCATACTGCCGGGTCGCACGTATAGACCATGTCGCGGTTTACGATTCTCAAGGCCCGCATAGAATAAGCAAAACATTCTTCCCATCGACCCTGCCGATACATGAGCATGGCCAACTCACACCAAGGCTCTCTTGTATTTGGTGCCTCTCCCGCAGCCCTATGATATGACTTTTCAGCCATGTCTTTATTGCCCATTTCGTCATAGCACTTGCCCATGACGCGGTAGGCGTAGCATCGTTCATTGTCCCAGGTAGCCCCAGGTAAATTGAGATATCTATTGCAAGCGTCAATTGCGTCTTGCCATAGGCCGTGAAACGATAATTCACGAGCATAATAAAAAGCATTTCGTGGGCAATTTGGGTCTTCTTTTACCGATAGGCTCAAAAGATCCAAATACTGGCCACGGCTCTTTGTTGGGTCTGGGTGATGGCTAACAAGCAATTTGTCAGTATAGGCGTAAACTTCAGTTATGCGCTTGTCGTAGACTGGATATTCGTGACAGGGGTGGTGCCAAAAATATCCGTGCCTCGCGTGAATCTTTTCATACCTAAACTTAATCCCGCAGCCCCAATCAAAAAAATAATTCAGCCGCGTTGTCTGAGGCGTCCATACACGCTCAATCTCTTGCCGCCACCCAGGCTCAAGAATTTCATCGACGTCCATGCAGACGCAAATATCAATGTCTTTTGGGATAAGAGCAATAGAAGCGTTTCTGGCGTGGTCAAAGCGCCAAGGTGTGATACAAATCTCATGAACTCTTACGCCACATTCTTTGGCAATTTCTACAGTTCTGTCAGAGCTGCCAGTATCCGCAATGAGAAGCAAGTCAGCTTCACGCGCAGAATCTGCCCATCTTTTTACGAACATTTCTTCGTTTTTAGATATTGTGTAGACGCAAATCTTTGGCATGACTTTTTGATTTGACCAGCAATAAACACCAATGCAGCCGTCTACGGTGCCCCAAGTTGGCTGACCAAAAACTTCTCTAAACTTTTCGTCTGTCCAATCGTCCACGACATGAGTTTCATGGACATTACCCTCCCACTCACCTTGTGGGTGATGGCCAATAGGAATACTCACAATGACGGTGTCTGCTATAGATTGAAGTTTATTGACAACTGCAATCGCCTCTTCAGCAGTCATGTGTTCAAGCACATCTCCTGCAATCGCAACGTCAAAGCGACCTAAAGGAGACAAATCAAATTTACGAATATCTTCAATAATTATATTTTCATATAATTTTTTTAAGCCATATTTCTTAACATACGGCTCAAATATCTCAACACCAGTCCATTTAGCCTCTGGGAACAATTTTGCGTAAGTCCCAGACCCTGGTCCAATATCAAGCATTCTTTCATGCTTAACTCGACCAACAATATTCCGTATATATGGCTTGCCCTGTTCAAAGCTAAATGGCATTTGAGTTCCCTTCCTCGTTGCCAGAATTTATATTACGAGCTCCATTGCTCCGTCGGCAAAGTTGGCCACGTCGTAACAGGCGTGGTCGGAGGGTTCACCGCGATGGCCCGAACCTGGCTGCGATACGACAGGAACGCCGCCTGATTCGTTAAATATGGGTTCGATTGAGCGGGGTCAGACACACTTGGAATAGCCGTCCAATCCGTATTGGTGAGAAGCTGCGAAGCTTGATTTTTGTTTTGTGCCTGAACCTGCTGGTCATGCGCCGCCTTCTGTTCAGGCGTCATGGTTGCGACCGTCCAATCAAGCGTCCAAACGCCGTCAATTAAGGTTGGATTGGCATTCTGAGTGCAAACCTGCGTATTTGCATCATATGTCGGTTCTGGAAGAATGGTTACTGGCGCAAGGGTATAACCATTCTCAATAGCCGTCTGTGTCTGCGGGAACCAATAGGCAACATCATAATTGTCGCCGTAATTGGTATATGGGTTTTGTTCTTGCAAAGTTGAAAATAAGTATGGGTAAAGGATCAGCGTCGTGTCCTTTACCTCGGCATACATCGTCATTTCTTCTCTCCATTAATAATGACCGTCGACGTTTCTCTGTCAATTTCTAAGAAACCGTCGCAGGCGATATTCCAATCTTCGCCAGTTTGTTCATCCCAAGAAGGAACATTCATTCTAACATGTTTTGCAAGATATTCTTTGCTTCCATTCTCAAAAACACGCCAGACATGGTCCTTAGTCCCACGCCCGGGCGCTCCACGCATTTTGTTGTAGCGAATGTGGTAGTGGTTCATATGACCTCTACCTCACAGGCTGGCTGTGGATTGTCGATGAGGGAGATGTTGAAATGAACAAATCGGAAAGGCTCATTGCTGCCGTTTTTAGTGAAGCTATGCGGCAACCAAGCATTTGTTAAAACAAGCACTCCCGGCTCTGGCTTGAAGTGAAAAGCATTCGAGGCATATGTCACATTTGACATATCGTCTTCAGAGATGCCCAGTTGCGTCTTTCCTGGTCTTGGGTCATGGAACGTCGCCGCGCATGAGCCTTCTGGCGTGTCAAGGAAGTAAAATCCGACTATCTGCACACCATTATGGTGAATGTGCTGGTCCATCTGACTGAATTTATGGTGTTCCTGTGCCCACATTTCAGTAAAAAATGCGGCC